GATATGTCCAGTGCCATTTAGAAGAAGGTAGAGAACACGTAGTATTACAATGTGATACATGTGACTCGGAAGGAGAAATCTATGTGGATGAGTCCGAAGTTGTTGAGCTTTATGTTGATGATGATACTCCTACAGGTGATGTTGGTAAGTTGCACTAGGGATTTACAACCTAATCCGTATACGACAATATTAAAACATATGATGAAAGATAAAAATGAATAGTAATTATAAATTAGATATTCCTTATATTGCTGGACTTTTTGATGTCAAAGGTATTATTAAAAAATCTAAAAAAACAAAGTGGCATTGGAAAATAGAAATAACTATGACAGATAGAAATGTTATAGAATTAATTCATGAAACTTTAGAGTTTGGTTCATTAATAAAAAAAGGAAAACAATGGACTTGGACTTGTTTTGATAAAGACTGTTTTTTTGTAGCAAAAATATTATGGGCCCATGTTAATGTTAAACTACATAAGATAGAACAAATTATTGATTACTATGAACCCGACATTCAAGAATTAGGTGATAATTTAGTAGATTTAGATTTAGAAAGAGAGAAAAGAAAATGACAGATAAAATAGACACACTTAAATATGGTGATTTAGACTTACCGGTAACAGATTGCAAAGTTTATTTTACTAATAAACAAGGAAAAAAATACGAAGTTGAACTAACACGTTTGATACAAGTATTTAATAATAACATTTGGGAGAATAAAAAAAGTGTTAAGTGAATATAAAAAAGAAAAAACTAAAATTGAAAAATTTGCTGACCAATGGTGTAAAGATAATAATTATTCTATAAGAAGATCTGATTATAAAACTGAAGCCATGAGCCGATCTTATAAGGGTACATGGTGGGGAAGAAAGAAAACTAAAAATGTATAAACCTTTACCATTAGGACTAATTATTAAAGACTCAGGCATCGAAGGCCAAGGAGTTTTTACCACTAGAGATTTAAATTTAGGCTGTGAGTTAGGTGAGTCTCATTACCGAATAGACACTTCTGGAGTTGAATCCATTAACAAGGAAGAAAACACAAACTTATTAATTAGAACACCTTTAGGTGGATTTATTAATCATAGTGAAGAACCTAACTGTCATCGTACTCAAATTAGAATTAAACCAGGATTTGATAAATGGATTATTACAGTTATAAAAAACATAACAACAGGTGAAGAATTAACTTTAAAATATACTATGTACAAACCAACAAAAATACCTAACAGTTCTCAAATGGCTTATTTAGGAGGACCTTAAAATGAATAAACTTTTTATATTTATCTTTTCTACTTTAGGACTTTTAACAGTGCTATCTTTATACATGCTGGTGGTGGTACTATGAAAAATAAATATTATATAAATTATTTTTCAAAGTCAGATGGTAAAAAAATAAAAAGACCTTACAATCCACATTCTGAAAAACAACATGAATTTATCGCAAGTAGTGGTAATCTTTGTAAAAGATACTGGGATGAGAGTAAAGAAGGATTGCGAACTGCTAACGCACCGTGGACGATCACGGTGAGAAAATGAAAAAAAAATGTAGTAGATGTGGTGAAATAAAATTTTTAGAAGACTTTACTAAAAAAACTCAATCAAAAGATAATCATGACAGCTGGTGTAGAAATTGCATTACTGGACACGTAACCAAGTATAGAAATACAGAAATAGGATTTTTAAAAAAGAAATATAATGACATAAATGATAGATGTCGTAAAGAAAAACGTAAATGTTATTTTACTATTAACGAATTTCTTACTGCATTCGAAAAACATAAAAGTGTGTATGGAATGAAAAGTGCATGGGGACCAGGAGTGGATCATCTAGATCAACATTTACCAATAACAACAATTTCTCTTGGAAGAGGACAACAAGGACAAAAAGGAGCGGCTAAAGGAGCAAAAAGAACAGCTAGTAATTTAAGTGTAGATAGATTAGATTCTCAAAGAGCCTATACTTTACAAAATATAATATTTATTAGAGGTGATGAAAATGCAAGAAAAAATAGCAGTTCTTATGAAGACTGTAAAATACAAATAAGATTACACGAGGAACGATTTATTAATATGAAAGCTATATAATGAAAAAAGATAATAAATTTCAATATGATGGTAGGTCAAGACCTAGTGATGATAAGTATAAAGAAAATTATGATAGAATATTTAATAAAAAAAATAAAACTTCAATGACTGAAGATTGGATTAGTGGTTATAATAAATGGAAAGAAAATCCCGTGGCACAAGAAGTTAGGACTCCTAAATATAAACTACAAGTAGTTAAAGCTAAAAAAGGAAAAGGAAGTTACGATAGAAAACAACATGATGACGGATAAAGACATAAAGGAATATCATAAGATGATTAAAAAATTAGAAAAACAAAATAAAGAAAAGAAATACGGTCAACAAGAAAATGAAGAGTTAGCTGAGTCTTACAAAGAATCAAGACGACAACAAAAGGAACGAGATGATAAAAAAAAGTAACAAATACAAGTATATAAGTGGAAAACAAATCACGGATCCCGGATCAGGGACCAGAGTTTATGAAATAAATAATTATAGACTTCCTTCCGTTACTACGGTACTAGGCGCTACAAAAAATCAAGACTTTATAAAAAAATGGAAGGCAAAAGTTGGTGAACAAGAGGCAGATAGAATCAAAAACCATAGTAGTAGTAGGGGGACAGCTATGCACAAATTCCTGGAACATCATATACTCGGAACTGGCATCGTTGATCTTACAAGCATCGGACAAGAGGCGCGTCCCATGGCCGACAAAATTATTGAGGTGGGTCTTACGCCAGTGGAAGAGTATTATGGTTCTGAAGTCACGTTGCATTACCCAGGTCTATACGCAGGTTCAACAGATCTTGTTTGTCTACATAATGGTATGGAAACTATTGTTGACTTCAAACAAAGTAATAGTCCGAAAAGGGAACAATGGATCCAAGATTATTATTTACAAATTTCAGCCTACGCCATGGCCCACGATTACGTCTACGGCAGTCAAATCAAACAGGGAGTTATCATGGTATGCACGCCTGACCTATATTACCAAGAGTTTAAAATTGAAGGAGCTGAATTAAGAAAGCGAAAACATGAGTTCCTTAAACGGTTGGATATGTATAATGAATTAAAGTTTAGTGAGAAAGAGAGAGCTAAGGTAGATAACAATGCCTTATTAAAAGAATTTGAAAAAGATAAACCGAGTTAGAGAACAGGGCGAAGCACCCCTCAATGGAGACGATAGGCTCTTTAGCTGTTGTGATGGGCTTCCAACCCTTTATTCATCACCGTTGCAGCAGCACCTATCATTACCAAATATTACAGGATCAAGGGGCATGGATCATGGACCAGGGAAGGTGTGATAAATATGTCACACTATTTAAAATGAGTTTAAATTGTGTTCGAATTGTGGCAGAAATGTGTCTTAAAACTGCGACAGCAGGGGTATCGCAGGGGTATCGCAGGGTATCGCAGGTATCGCTGAAACTCTCTTTTTTGTATACTTATGTCGCAGATAGATTAGAATTGTTCCAATGTAGCACTAAAAAGTGCGACAATGTGGCCAGAACTGCGATACCATGCGATACTTTTTTCCAATGCGCGATACCTGTGCGATACCCTAGGTATCGCAGTTTTGAAATCAATTAAGGGGCTTATACCAATGCTTCTAGGAGACAGAATAGGTTTATTTAACCCCTGCGATACCTTCCCAGATTTTTCAGCGCAAAATAGAAAAAAAATAAAAAAGATCTCTTTAGGTATCGCAGTCTTTATTGCCTTATTTCAGACACAATTGAGGCACATAAAAGTGTGACATATATATCACACTAAAAACTCCTATCGGCTGTTAAAATTTTGATATATACCTCTCTTATGAAATCAAAAAACAAATCCAGAAGAATTAACAGTTATGAAAAACCTAAAACTGTTAAGCAACAAGTTAAGTTTCCTTACAGTAGATATCGTATCGACTGGATTGATATAATAACTGAGGGCGGCTGGGGTAGTGAGAAAGAATTTAAAGCTATGAAGTTAGCAACACCTGTAAGTGAAGGTTGGTTGTTTAGTAAAGATGCTGATACTGTTAGAATATTTGCTGGATATGATGTTGAAGATGATGGTTCTATTCACTTTTCGGAGAGATCGGTGTTTCCAACTTCTTGTGTGAAGAAGATGACGAAGATTCACTAGATGGTTTCGGCTTTACAACCTTTTCTTGACTCTCCTGATCTAAAGCCTCGACAGTCTTCATGTTTAAAATCGGAGCGTAATCATCTAAAATCTTTTTCATTTTTAATTCTATTTCTTCCTCTGATAGGTCTTCTAATTTTCCATGTTTTATTATTTTTCTGTCTATGTATAGTCCTGCTGCCTTGCCTCGAGATACTTCAGCGTTTACAGCAGAAGAGAAGCTACCTTTCTTCAAAGCTGCCGATTTAATTCTATCTAATTCTGCCAAATGCTTATCATAAGTAACTTCATGCTTAGCTAATCTCTCTTGTTTAAGAGAATCTACATATTGCACTACTAATGGAGATAGCCTTGGATTCAAAAGTTCTGATCCTTCTACCTTGCAACGCTTATGACTGTACCCAGCAAGCTTAGCTGCTTCTGATTGAGATACTGGTCCTTCAACATCGCCAAATACTACAAACTCAGCAAATCTTTTCTGCATTTCTGTTAATCTTTTTGGAACTCCCATATTGACATTTTAAGGTAACTATCCTATAAAGTCAAGATATGAAAGATGATTTTAGACCAAGCGCTGCACAACCTAATCCTCCAGAAGACAAGAGGGTTTATATAAAACATAAAGAACATGGAGAAGACATGAGTCATGAGAATGAAAGAGTTCATACAAATGAACCTAGAGAAGACAGAGGAGCATTAGATTTAACTTTCCTTATTGAAGAACATAAAAAAGAAATTTGGGAGTATAAAAAAAAAGAAGCTAACTGGCTTAAGACTGATAATATATTACAAGGTTCTAAAAAAATTATAGATGAGTTAAGCACTAAGCTAATTGGTTTAGCTAGACGTATTCAAGAGTTAGAATATGACAATGCTACTTACAAAAAAGAAATTGCAAAAATGCTTGCAGAAAAAACTAAATGAGAGTAAGAGACCTCCAACAATTTTTATCTACATTTACTGCTAAGGATAAGAGTACTACCAAGCAGGGTAATGCCATCAGTGATGCTGTTATCTTTGTGGAAATTAATGGATATTTAGAAGAAATTAAAAAAATGGAAGTCTACGAAAACAATCAAATTATTTTTGGAGAGAAGAAAAATCATCACTCTCATCGTTTAGTTTTAAAAACTAAGCAAGATCAAAAGATAATTATTCCAGATAAATTACGTGACTCAGTATAGTATTTGCGTGACATGGTTACTCTAAAAAATCTATGGGCCCTGAGGCTAAATTCTATCAGAAAATCAAAAGAAATTTTAGTGAATTTAATCTTACAAGGGTTGAAAATCTTAGCTCTCTTGGTCATCCTGATATACTGGCTTACAATACTAATTCACACTTTTTTACTATTGAATTAAAAGTAACCAAGAGTAAAAAAATTAGATTTTCACCACACCAAATAGCCTTCCATTTACGACAT